CGCGGCATGGGTTGAAAACAAAAGAACGGCAGGAGGTGAGCGAGTAAGTGGACGTTTTTAATCTTTATGCCAAATTAAGCCTGAACACAGACGACTATGAAAAAGGCGTTGAGAAGGCAAAAGGCGGCGCATCGTCTTTAATGGACGTGTTCAGCGGTACGTTGCTTGGCAATGTTGTTTCGGACGGTTTGCGGACTGTAACCAACGGCATTGCGGAAGCCGGGAAAGCTGCTGCAAGCATGGCTGTTTCTATTGGTAAGGCATCGCTGGACAGCTATGCAGACTACGAGCAGCTTGTAGGCGGCGTAGAAACGCTGTATAAAGACAGCGCGGGAATCATAGAGAACTACGCAAAAGACGCATACAAGAATGTGGGTCTTTCAGCAAATGATTACATGGAGACATCCACATCGTTTGCGGCGGCACTGGTTACAAGTTTGGGCGGCGACACAGAAAAAGCCGCTGAAATGGCCAATACTGCAATTTCGGATATGTCCGATAACGCGAACAAGATGGGCACTAACATCTCGTCCATCCAAGACGCATACAACGGCTTTGCGAAGCAGAACTACACGATGCTGGACAACCTGAAACTTGGCTACGGCGGTACGCAGGCTGAGATGAAGCGGCTTATCAAAGAAGCTTCTGCCATGACGGACACGCAGAAAGAGCTTGGTGTTACTGTCGATTCCAACAGTATGTCCTATGCGAACATTGTACAAGCGATTCATGTCGTGCAGGCCAACATGGGCATCATGGGAACGACTAGCAAGGAAGCTGCGACTACAATTCAAGGCAGCACAGCGTCAATGAAGAGCGCTTGGGAAAATCTGCTGACGGGTATTGCAGACCCGGATCAAGACTTTCAAACCTTGGTGGACAACCTTGTTGACAGCGTTATTACTGCCGGGAACAACATTATACCGCGCATCAAAGAAATTGTGCCTACCTTGATTGATGGTTTAAGCGAACTGGTCACACAGCTTGCGCCTTATGTAAGCAGCGTGATTATGGAGCTGGAACCGACTATTGAAGAGGGCTTGCAGTCTCTTTTTGGCGGGTTAAGCAGCGTAGCAAGCGAATTGCAGCCCATTGTTGCTGATGTGTTCTCGTTTTTTGGCGATGCAATTATTTCCGGGCTGACAAGCGCGATTGAAAACTCTGACTTTTCGTTTTTGCTGGATATTTTCAATAATGTGAAAACGGCAATAGAAAATATTGCTCAAATTATTGATAGTTTTAAAAACAATGCCAATGCTGCATGGGATGCGATTTCTACCAAGATTCAGGAAGTCGTGGCATTTGTACAGCCTTATGTTGAAGCGGCCATGCAGGTTATTGGGCAGGTCGTTACGCAGGTTATTACAGATTTGACCCCGGTTATACAGAGCATCGGCGAAGCGTTCAGCGCTGCATGGAGCCTTGTGCAGACTGTATGGGCATGGGCAAGCGCGTTCTTTCAGGCTATCTTCCAAGCAATCATCGTTATCTTTACGCCGTTTGCACCGATTATCAGCGGATTCTTTCAGGGCGCGTGGATTATCATTCAAAGCATTTGGAATGTTGCGGTAAGCTTTTTCCAGACTGTGTTTGATTTGATTACCGGCGTGTTTTCCACGATTGACGCAGTATTGTCAGGTGACTTTCAGGGCGCGTGGGAGTCGATTCAGGACATTTTTGGGAGTGTATTTGACTTTTTCTCTACGGTCGGCCAAAACGCTGTAGAGGGCATTAAGGGTGGCATTGCGGCTGTTTGGAACGGCCTTGTCAGCTTTGTGCAAGGCTTGTGGGATGGCATCAAGAGCATTTTTGTCATCAATGCAGGCGACGTGAAAAATAACACGGGGTCTGACGGCAGCCACGCAGGCGGTCTTGACTATGTTCCCTATAACAACTATGTTGCCAACCTGCATCGTGGCGAAATGGTTCTGACTGCGGACGAAGCAACCGCATACCGTAAGGGCGAAGCAAATATGGCTGGCGGCATGACGTTCAACATCGACATTAACGGCATTCAGTTTAACGATGTGAATTCTATGGCACACGCGCTTGTAAACCAGATTTCGTATGAGCTTCAGGCGCAAAGCAACAGAAAGGCGGCTGTATATGCTTAATAAATTTTGGCTTGACGGCGTATGCAGCCTTGATGTTGGAATACGGCTGCAAAATGCAATTTCTTTTGGGCAACCGACGCCCAGAGTAACCGCCACAACCATTTCTGGACGTAGTGGAGACCTGACAGAATGGGATGGAAGCTACTCAAATATTAGCGCCACAGCAAAATGCTTTGCGCTGACCGGCACTGATGTTAGCGACACTTTACCAACGATTACAGCTTTTCTGCGCGGAACTACTCTTGGCTATCGTAGGCTTGAAACAGAGGAAGAACCGAATGTGTACAGAATGGCGCGGGTGGTTAATTTCCCGGAAACTGATATCAGGGCAAACCACCTTGCGCCATTTACTATTTCGCTAGATTGCAAGCCGCAGAAATATTTGAAAGACGGTGAAAGCACCGTTGAAGTTGAAAGCGGGGATTATCTGTATAACCCAACGGTATTCCCTTCCCTGCCGCTTATATCATTAACCGTTACCGGCAACGCCAAATTACAGGTTGGGGATACGCAAATGAGCATTTCTGGGTACACAGGGCCTATGTATTTGGACTGTGAAAAAATGGATGCTTATAAAGAAGCAACCAATCTAAACAAGTATGTTACTGCGCCTGACTTCCCTACTCTTGGCGCAGGTGCTACACAAATTAGTTGGAGCGGTGGTATCAGCAAATGCGAAATCACGCCCAGATGGTGGACGTTGTAGGAGGTGGGAATCATTAGCTATCCTAGATATTACGACGGAACGACGGGTCTTGCAGGAAACGGAATTGGCGTGCTTAAAGACGCGATTCGTTGTACCGTTACAGAAGAACGCAACGGCGCGTTTGAACTTGAAATGGTTTACCCATTGAGTGGGCAGCATTACAGTAGCATGGCGCTGCGCGGGCTGATTCTTGCAAAGCCTAACCCGTTTAGCGACTATCAGTATTTCAGAATCTATAACATTAGCCGCCCGATTAACGGCCAAGTAACTATCAACGCGCAGCACATCAGCTACGATTTGAGCGGTATCCCTGTATCGCCCTGCACCGCATCCAATGCTTCTGATGCGTTGGCTGTGCTGAAAAGCCATGCAGTTGTTGACTGCCCCTTTACGTTCTGGACAGACGTTACAACAACGGCATCGTTTAAAGTCGATGTGCCTAGTAGTTTGCGTAGTATGCTTGGCGGTGTTGAGGGTAGTATTCTGGATGCCTACGGCGGTGAATACGAATGGGATAATACAACAATTAAACTGCACAATCATCGTGGCAGTGACCGTGGTGTCACAATTCGATATGGGAAAAATCTGACGGATTTAACGCAGGAAGAAAGTTGTGCGTCAGTGTATACTGGCGTTTATCCGTATTGGACTGATAGTGATGGGAATGTTACTCAAATTTCAGGCAACCCTGTTGTAAATGTGGATGGAACATACGATTTTATGCGCATTTTAACGCTTGATTTGAGCCAAGATTTTGAGAATAAGCCCAGTGATGAGCAGCTGAAGCAGCGTGCTATAACGTATATCAAAGCAAATAATATCGGCGTTCCTAAAGTAAGTCTCACGTTGAGCTTTACGCAGCTATCTAAAACTGATGAATACGCAGACATTGCAATTCTTGAACAAGTAAGCCTGTGCGATACCGTTCATGTGCAGTTTGCAAAGCTGGGCGTGAGCGCGGATGCCCGGTGCATCAAAACGGTTTATGACGTGCTGCTGGAGCGGTACGACAGCGTAGAGCTGGGAGACGCACGCAGCAGTTTGGCCAACACCGTGGCCGACATGGGCAAGACCGTACAGAGCACCGTAAACAAGACGCGCAGCGACCTGGAACGGGCCATTGACCGCGCCACACAGCTTATCACCGGCAACCTGGGCGGCTATGTGGTGCTGCACAGCTCCACCGGCGCGGATGAGCCGGACGAAATCCTTGTGATGGATAAGCCTGAAATTGAAAAGGCTACCAAGGTTTGGCGGTGGAATCTGGCCGGTTGGGGGTACAGCAGCAGCGGCTACGGCGGACCGTACCGCCTAGCAGCAACGATGGACGGCGCAATCAACGCCGACTTTATCACGACCGGCAGCTTGAGCGCCAACCTCATTAAAGCCGGGACGATGAGCGCAAATCTTATCCGGGGCGGCGTGCTGCAGTCCACCAACGGAAAGTTTGTGTCCAATCTGGACACGGGCGTCACGACGTTTAACGGTGGGCTGGTGGTGAACAGCGACAACTTTAACATCGGCGCGGACGGTTCTGTGGACATCACCGGTAAATTTACTTCGACGGTGTCGGAGAGCAAGTGCGTTATCGACGACGCCAAAATTGAAATGTACCGAAAGACTAACGACGGCAACTGGCACATGGGCGCGTTTATGTCCACGTGGGGGTCGAACAACGCCGTGGGGCGACTGGTGCTGTACGGCCCGGCGGCCAGCAACACCAACGATATGATTGCCAACGTTACAATGGCGGGCCAGTACTCCGGCGGCGCTATCGCGATCAGCGACGCGAAAGGCAACGTGAAGGTGCAGCTGGGCGTGGACGGCGCGGGCGACGGCTATGTGCTGGTCAACGGCAGAATGATACAGTGAGGTGATTTAAATGGCAGCAGCCAATTACAGCCCACCCGCAGAAGCACTTATCAAGGCGACGCGGGCGGATTTTGACCGGCGGGACGTTGTGCAGCCGGTACATCTGGTACAGTACGACAATACGCTGCCGGTGCTGGCCGTGGCCCTGTACAAGGGCGGGCAGCCCTGGACATTGCCCACCGGCGCGGATGTCAACCTGCGGATGGATAAAAAGGACGGCCACTATGTCTACAACCCTGCGCTGGGTGTGAGCGGCGACCGCAGCACGGTCTACCTGGCCGTGACAGCCCAGATGACGACCGGCTACGGCACGTTCGCCCCGGTGATAGAGGTGCTGGCGGGCGGTGGTGTGGCCGGTATGGCCGCGCTGCGGCTGGAAATTGACCGGAACCCGGTGCAGGATGGCATGATCGAGAGCACGGACGAGTACAAGACCGTGCAGGCGCTGGCTGCTGAGGTGGCCGCCAACGCCAAGATCGTGCGGGATAATGAAGCGGGCATCCAGGACGTACACGAGAACATCGAGGCCATCAAGGCCGCCCCTGCCAACGCCACGGCCGCTGCCGCCAGTGCCAAGGAGGCCCGCAGCTGGGCAGTGGGAGATACCGGCACGCGCCCAGGCGAGGGCATGGACAACGCCAAATACTACGCCGCGCTGGCCCAGCAAGTCAGCCAGGGCGCGGTGGGCTTTTATGCGACCTATGAGGCGCTGTACGCAGCGCACGATACCGGTTATGACGGCAACTGGGCGATCGTTGGCGATACTGATACGATTTGGGTATGGGACAGCGATACCGGGGTTTGGAAGGACACGGGTGAAAGCAGTAAGTTTGCGAATTATTATGATAAAACGCAAATCGACGCGAAACTGCCCAAGCCGGTGACCGTTACGGTGCCTGCTTCGTCTTGGGAAACCGGAAGTTATAGCGTGACCTGGGACGACGGCAGCGCTACCACTTACACCGCCTGCGCCACCGTAGAAGTCGCTGGCATCACTACCGACAGCAAAATCAGCGTAAGCCAACGCACCTGTGTGACCGATAATGTGCGTTTGGTAGCGGCGCTTGAACCGGATGCCGGCTCGGTGAAATTCTACGCCAATGCCGTACCTACCGGTGCGGCGGTCTTTATTTTGGAGGTGAGCCAGTAATGGTAGATAATCCGTATAAATATCCATATGTGCCGGTTGGCGGCATCATCGAGTGGGACGGAACCGGGCTGACCGGCGCACCGGATTTGAGCACACCCGAAAAAGTTGCTGCGATTTATGGGTACGGCACGTGGGAACGGTACGGCGTTGACCGAGTAACGGTGGGCGCTGGCGGAGACTACGCGGCTGGGAGTACCGGTGGCGAGAAGGAACATACGCTGACGTACAATGAACTTCCAGAAAGAACAATTATAAATGACAGTACGACTAAATCTGTTAATATCAATTTCAGTAGATGGGAGTATGGCACAAAGAATGATGGGGATTTTGTCACGAGTACAATTCGAGACTTGGCTGAAACCGGAGCAGTTAGTAGCTTAAAACCATATGGGCAGCCCCACAACAATATGCCGCCATACATCGGAACGTACAAATACCGCCGTATCGCGTGAAAGGAGCCTAATAAAATGACGAAACTACGTTATTCATTCGGGGGGGGGCTGCCGTAAGACAGCCTTGTGCAGGTTGCACAGGTGCTGCTTATGAGCGCAACCCGCAACCCCTATTATCAGTTACCCGGTGGCGTTGACCTGCCCGGCGATGTGCGCGTGAGCGATACGGCAGATGCCAGCAAGACCGCTGCGGATGGCTGGGCGGCAAGCCCGGCAGCAGTGGCTAAGACACAAACCACCCACAAGATAGAAAATTTATCGGCTGCTAGCAATGTTAGTATTGACACTGGCTCGATTTATACTACTGGGAGAAATGTGGATGTTTATATTGGGATAACCACGACAGCACCACTTTACGGGACAAAAATAATTACTGGTGTTCCACTGCCGGTTGCTACCTATTCTCTGGCAACATTTACTAATAATAATGGTGATATTAAAAGTTACGGATGGGTAAGCAACGGAGAAATTCGCGCACCAGCCAACTTACCTGCCGGGCAATGGTTCATCATCGCTAACTACACAACTTATTAAAAACGAAAGGACAAAAAAGTAAAACAAACCGGAATCTTTAAGGGCCGCCCACAACAATATGCCACTTACGTGACCCGCATCTACTGGGAGCGGGTCGGATAATTTGAAAAGAGAAACACACTTGGAGGTGCTATATGTCTGAAAAAGATACGATTTTGACCCCGGAAATGGATGAAGAACTTTCCAACGGCAAAGGAGACGACGATGATGAGTGATTCCGCACTTGCCGTTTATACGGCCATTAGCCCCAACTGCAACAGACCCCGCAGCCAGCCCATCAGCAAGATCACGGTGCACCACATGGCTGGCAATACCACGCTGGAAGCGTTCGGTTCTATCGTTGGAAAAGCATCCCGCCAGATGAGCGCCAACTATGCCATTGATTCCAACGGCCGCATCGGTCTGTTTTGCCACGAGGCCGACCGTTCGTGGTGCAGCTCGTCGCCGTGGAACGACCAGCGCGCCGTCACGATCGAGGTCGCCAACGACGGCGGTGCGCCGGACTGGCACATCAGCGACAAGGCCTATGCGGCGCTGCTTGACCTCTGCACCGACATCTGCCGCCGCAACGGCATCAAGGAACTGACCTACACCGGCGACAAGAACGGCAGCCTGACCATGCACTGCTTCTACGCCGCCACGGCCTGCCCCGGCCCCTATCTCAAGAGCAAGTTCCCCGACATTGCGGCGCAGGTCACAACGCGCCTGAAGGGCGACGTGGCCGACGCTGCACCCGCCAAAACGCAGGAGCAGACGTTCATCGACGTGATGGCCGAGAAGTGCCGGGAGCGCTGCCTGAGCGCCCATCTGCTGCCGTCGCTCTGCATCGCCCAGGCTTGTTTGGAGAGCGCCTACGGCACCAGCGAACTTGCTATACAGGCCAACAACCTGTTCGGCATCAAGGCGAGCAACTGGAGCGGTCGCGTCTACAACAAGACCACCAAGGAGTGGGACGGAAGTAAGTACATCACCATCACAGCAGCGTTCCGCGCCTATGATACGATGGTTGCTTGCGTAGAGGACTACATCAAAAAGCTCACGACGATGCCGCGATACTCGAACCTTGTCGGCTGTACCGACATCAACAAGGCGTGCGAGTATATCCGCGCCGACGGCTGGGCGACCAGCCCGACCTACACGTCGAGCTTGCTGGCGGTCGTGAAGCAGTTCAATCTGACGCGGTATGATGCTGCCATCAAAGAGGACAAGCCCGCTGCGCCGACGCATCAGGAGGTCTGGCTGGATCACGTCGTCCTGCCGAACGCTGCGGCAATGGAGTTTTACGCGGTTGCCAAAAAGTACAACCTCGATAACGACAGGGCGTATCATGCAAAATACGTGGAGGGTTGAGCGTGCCGGAGTGGATTGTGAAATACTGGGTGGAGTGGGCTTTTGGCGTACTGGCCGCTGGATTGCTGGTCGTTTATAGGCGGCTGGCGAAAAAAATCAAGGACGACGCAGAAGAGAGGGCCGCCATCAAGGCGGGGATGCTGGCAATTTTGCACGACCGCCTGTACCAGGTCTGCACGGTTTATATCGCGCAGGGCTGGATTGATACGGCGGGCCTTAAAAATCTGGAATATCTGTACAAGAGCTACCATGCGCTTGGCGGCAACGGAACAGGCACAGAACTGTACAACCGGGCGCGGGTGCTGCCGATTCATTAAGAAAGGGGTTTTATTATGAACATCGACTACATGAACTACATCAAGCCTGAACTGCTGGTGCTGATTCCGGCGCTGATTTTCGTTGGGTACTGCCTGAAAACCAGCACGGCTGTGGCTGACAAGCTCATCCCGGCTGTGCTGGCAGCGGTGGGCATTGTGCTGGCCGCGCTGTACGTTTTGGCGACGTCGCCCATCGGCGGCGGGCAGGACGCGGCCATGGCGGTTTTTACCGCTATCATTCAAGGTGTGCTGTGCGCGGCGGGGGCGGTCTACGCCAACCAGTGCGTGAAGCAGAGCACGAAGGATAAATAATTCACTGCGTGCGCCGGTTTAACTTTTGTGTTGATATGGCGACGTATAACAGAATTTGCTTTTTGCTGACCGACGACGAGCGGGCGGTGCTGGATTACAGGCGGCGCGGCCTGGGCAACGCGGAGATCGCTGCGGAAATGAACTGCAGCGAACGCACGGTCAATCGGTTAGTGCGGGCGGTCGTGGATAAAATCAGGAAGATATAAAACAGCGGTCGTGCTGGGCGTTTGCCCGGTGCGACCGCTGTTTTTTTATTCTGCTTTTATAAAAAACACGATGCCGGAGGAGTAGTAGACCTGGAAGGAACCCTCGACCGTTTCGGCGACTGTGCTGCCGCAATCGTAGTCATAGATGTTGAATTTACCGGAAATCAAGGTGAAATAAGTGAGGGACGCGGTGTCTATCTCGCCATCGTTATAGATGCAAAACGCGGAGTCGCCGTCGCCTGCGCCGGTTGGAATCAGAACGGAGAAGGAATCATTCGCGATTTTGACCGCGCCCGCGTCGCTGATGGTGTCGCAGCGGTGACCGCTGGTAAACTGCCACAGGTCCGGCGGCTGTGGTGCTGCAAGGCGGTTATCCGTGTAGGGTTCGTCTTCGTCGATGAGCCAGTCACGGCCGACGCGGCGGGCTGTTTTGAATCCACCGCGCAGGGCCTTTTGGCGGACGGTGACGGGGCTGCGGTTGTGGCGGGCAGCGTATTCGGTAATTGTGATTTCCATGGGGGCCTCCTTAATTAAAGCTCGATGTTGACGTCCACGGTGATTTCTACGCCTACCGGGTTGCCGGCCTTTACAAAGGCAGAGCTGGCGGAGCGGGGCAGGATGTGGATGCTAAGGAGCGTTATGGTCTCATCAGACTGGATCAGTTCGCCGTCCTCGTCAAGCTCATCCTCTCGGCTGTAGTCGACGTAGTACTCCCAGCGACACAGGGCGTCATCCTGGCCAGTGACCCACTGCTTGCCGTTGTCCATGGCGGCGCTGGAAATTGCCTCGCGGATTTCATCGATAACATCGTTGCTGTTGACGGAAGTGTTGGTGGCGGCGTAGATGGCATTAGAAATAGTGGTCATTTTATTTTCCTCCTGTTGTGTGCGGTTGCTTATCTCTTATTGTGTCTATATTATACAACGCTAGCGATTCAATGTAAATGCTTTTTGCAAAGATTTTTTAGAATTTTCTGCAAAAATTGGCGTAAATATGGCGTAAAGTCGGCGCAGATGTGGCGCACGCGAAATTGTGTAAAATATTACAATAAATATAGAGGATAAAGCCATGTACAGAGAATTAAACCTGAATCCAGAAAAAAAGCGCGTCGGCGATTGCACCGTCAGAGCCATTGCAGCCGCAACGCATCAAGAGTGGGAGGCTGCATATGCGGCGCTGGTGTTGGCAGGATTTGAACTGCATGATATGCCGTCTGCAAACTATGTCTGGGGCAGCTATCTGCGGCGGTGCGGGTGGAACCGTTCGGCAATTCCGAACAGCTGCCCGGATTGTTACACAGTGGCGCAGTTTGCAAAAGACCACCCGGACGGCACGTATATTTTGGCAATGGCTACGCATGTTGTGTGCGTGCAAAATGGGAACTGGCTGGATACATGGGACAGCGGCGACGAGACGCCACTGTATTATTGGCAGAAAGGATGATTGACTATGGCGTTTGGCGTACCGTATCAGCCCGGATTTGCGCCGGGATATTACCCGATGGGGCAGCAGATGCCGTCGGCCATGCCCGACCAGCTTGCACAGCTTCGACAAGCGGCATATCCGCAGCAGCAACAGACTGCACAGCAGACTGCGCCTATTATTTGGGTGCAGGGGGAAGAAGCGGCAAAAAGTTACCTTTGTGCGCCAGGAAACAGCGTGCTTTTGATGGACAGCGAGAAAAGCTCGTTCTATATCAAAACAGTGGACGCAAGCGGGATGCCGCAGCCGTTGCGCATCTTCGATTATGCAGAGCGCACAGCGGCACAGAAGCAGCCCACACAGGCCGCGCAAACGCAAGCCGGAGAGTTTGTCACCCGTGCAGAGTTTGACGCGCTGGCAGCGCGCTTTGACGCGCTTGCGGCAGATAAACCACTGACAAAGAAAAAGGAGAGCGAAAATGCCAAATCCACTGTTTAATGCTTTAGGGGGTAACAGACTGCCTGCACCGATGGGGCAGTTTCAGCAGATGATGCAGCAGTTTCAGCAGTTCCGGGCAAATTTTCAGGGAGACCCCAAAAAAGAAGTAGAAAAGCTGTTGCAATCCGGGCAGATGAGCCAAGCGCAGCTGAACCAGCTGCAAGCGATGGCGCAGCAGTTTAGGTCGTTGATGTGACAGGTTTAATCCGTGCGCACGGTTAGACAATAAAATTTATTTGAAGGGAGTAACAATATGAGCTTATCTTCGGACGGCACTGTTATGACAATGCCGGTACAGCCAGCCAATAATTACAATGGCGGCATGGGCATGTGGGGGCAGGACTGGATTTGGATTATCGTCCTGTTCCTGTTTGGCTGGGGCCGCAACGGTTGGGGCGGCAACAACGGCAATGGTGCTGGCGTTATGGATGGATACGTCCTTACAAGCGACTTTGCCAACATCGAACGCAAGATTGACAACGTAAACAACGGCCTTTGCGATGGTTTCTATGCTCAGGCGCAGCTTGTCAACGGTGTGCAGAACGCTATGCAGCAGGGCTTTATGTCGGCTGAAATCAGCCGCGCAACCCAGCAGGCTGCATTTATGCAGCAGCTCAACGCCATGCAGATGCAGCAGGCAAATTGCTGCTGCGAGACCCGTGAAGCGATTCAGGGCGTAAACTACAACCTTGCTACGCAGGCTTGCGACACGCGCCAGACCATTCAGAACGGCACTCGGGACATCATCGAAAACCAGAACGCGAACGCCCGCGCTGTGCTTGACGCACTGACGGCGCAGCGTATTGAAGCAAAGGACGCCAAGATTGCCGAGCAGAACCAGCAGATTTTTGCCGCACAGCTTGCCGCAAGTCAGGCAGCGCAGAATGAAACGCTGAAAGCCTATATGAGCGGGCAGCTTGCTTACTACAACCCCCGCCCTGTTCCTGCTTTCCCTGTTCCCGCACCGTATCAGTATGGGAATTGCGGCACCTGCAACGGCTGCGCCTGCTAAAACCGAATACGGCAACTTGTCGGAACATCTGACATGTTCGGCCCCGTGCCGATAGTGCAAAATGTGGCGGGGCAATCGTCCCGCCACTATCTTTTTTTGAAAGGAATGATTTTATGGCTGAATTTACAAACGCCAATACCGTGAGCGTGGCAGCAGGCCAGAATGTGCCGTTGACAGAAACGGCAGTAGCGGGTAAGGGCTGCATTGTGCATCGTGAAGGTGCAGGAATTGTCACCCTGCGAGGGCTTACGAACCAGTGCAAAGCTCGTTTCAAAGTGGGATTTGGTGCAAACATTGCTATCCCTACCGGCGGCACAGTGGAAGCTATTACGGCGGCGCTTGCCATCAACGGTGAACCGCTGAACAGTGCGACTGCAACCGTGACACCGGCTGCAGTAGAAAACTATTTTAATATTTACGTCACGGCTTTTGTTGAAGTTCCGCGCGGGTGCTGCCTGACCGTTGCTGCCGAAAATACAAGCACACAAACCGTTTTGTTTGAGAACGCGAATTTTTTGGTTGAGCGCGTGAGCTGAAAGGAGTTAAACCATGAGTAAAAGGGTTCTGTATGATTTGAAGGACATGCTGTGCGCAGAGCTTGACGAAATCGGAAAAAAAGGAGAAATGTCTGCTGGCGACTTGGAAACTGTTCACAAGCTGACCGACACCATTAAAAACATCGACAAAATCACAATGCTGGAAGAAGGCGGCTACAGCCGCGATGAAGATTACAGCCGGGATGGTGATTGGAGCGCCAACATGCGCGGCAATTATGGACGCGGCAGCAGCTATGCGCGGCGCGGTTCGCATTATGTGCGCGGCCATTACAGCATGGACGATGGACGCGATTCACTGATTTCCCGCATGGAAGATATTATGCGCGGGGCTGACAGCAAAGACCGGGAAGTTATCCAGCGGTGCATTGACACGATGCGAAACGGTTAAAGTGAGGTGTAAGGGCTATGGTTGACGTGCGAGAGATTGACGGCGCTATAGCCGAAATCGAAAACAGCGAACTCACCATGACCAGAGTTAAAAATTTAGCGGCATTGTATGTTGTGAAAAATCAGCAGCTTGCATATGCATCCCATTCCACGCAGAAAGCAGAACTGCAAGAGCCTGTGCGCTACTACGAAGCGGCAGAGCCGTCTACAAGGGCTGCTGTTGGCAGCAGTGACTTTTTACGGGCTGTGTCAAACGTAGACACCACAGCGGCGCTGAACGTGCTGGATGAGCTTATGTCAGCCTTGTATGTAGCAAACCCTAAAGTTTATAATGGCGTAATGCGGAAATTGGAGCGTTTACAGGATGAGTGAATTTTTGGAGATTGTAAAAAAGGCCGATACCGGGCGAGTGTGGCGTGTGCTGGATGAGTTTATGGATGCGCTGAAAGAAGCAAAGCCGGAATTGTATGCAGAACTGCTGCACAATCTGCGTAAAAAATAGGCAAGTGTGTACTAAAGTGTGTACTGCATAAAGAAAACAGCGTAGATTCTTACGAATCTACGCTGTTTTTATTGGTGGAGGATGGGGGACTCGAACCCCGATTATTCCACGCAGCACGGTATTATATTCATTACTTATCGTAAAAAGTGTGTACCGTGCGTACTCCCATCCCCATGCCAAATACTGACCGAGAAGAAAAAGTGTGTACTTTCACTGTGTACTTTTTCCCGCTGCTATGGCTGCATCAAAGATGCCCTCGATGTTCTCGGCTATTACTTTATCCTGTCCGTTTATGGCGTGCGCGTATACGCCGTAAGTGTCCATATTCTGGCTGTGCCCTATCACCTGTTTAAGCTGGCCTGTTGGCAAATTGGCTGCTATGCTGACAAACGTATGGCGCAACTCGTACAAGGTGCATTGCGTAATGCCGTTGGCGGCGCAGTATCTTTGCCACGCGCGGCGAATGTTCCGCTCTTCTACCTGTGGAAAGACGCGCTGGCACATTCCGGTCAAATCTTTTTGCGCGTTCAGTTCTTCCAGCGAGCGAGCCGAAAGGATAACTGCGCGAGGGGCATTCTCATTCTTTCCCCTTGATTCTTTCCCGTATATGTTCACGGAGCGCTTGAGCCGAGCTACACCGCCCTCAATGTCTCCCCATTCAAGGCCCAGAAGTTCACCGGGCCGCATCCCTGTGAAAACGGCTAATCTATAATAATGAATATATTCGTCAAATATTCTGTGTCCCCTGCTAAGGGTGGTATCGACGCTCAAAAGCGTTATAATGTCGGTTGGCTGCAAAATGGTTCGCTCTTTGAAACGCGCTCCCTCTGGAATGTGCAGTTCCTCCGGCTCAAATGTTGTCCATCCAGATCGGCGGCAAAACTTGAAAAAGCTCCGCAGGTCTCCCGCAATGTTCTTAATGGTCTTTTTGCTGCGGCCTGCTGCAAAAGCATCATCCAGTATGTCTTGTACTGCCTGCTCTGTTAGGGAAGTTAGGCGCGTGTCTCCGATGCGCGGGGCAATCCACTTGTTATATCGCCCCTGCATGGGCTTCCAGTTGCCCTCGGACGAAATTTTCATCTGGCGGGCCATGTATTGGACATATGCTTCGGAAACGGTCTGCTTGCGGTTCTGGATGCCTTTTTCAAGCCATGCGTCGGCCTTGGCGTTGGCTTCACGCTGCCCTGTCCTTCCCGGCTTGGCGCTGGTGAATGTCTTTCTCACGCCGTCTTTCTGCACATTGATTTGCCAACGGTTGGCAGATTCGACCCATTTTGCGGTATTTGTGCGTTTCATATTGCGTTGCCCCTTTCTTTGTGATAGAATAAGGGCGGGTTTAGAGCCTGTCCGCTTTTATAACCCACCTTTTAGCAGTTTCGATGTTACAGCATCGGAGCTGCTTTTTTCATGTTTTTTCGCGCTTGAAATGTGTTATAGTCCTATTAAAGGCATTGACAAATGAAAATTTTTGTGAAAGTGTTGAAGTACTACAAGAAGTTGTATAAAATACAATCAATGGTTGCTTGAAAACAACCTGCGGCAATCAATGTTGTAAGATTTCAAAACTCTTTGAGCGAGACCATCTTTTCCAAAAATGTAGGATGTTACAATACCTGCGGCATCTATCGCAGGAACAGTTGGGTTTTCAACAAGCATCTTGCCGTATCGCCCTTTGGCCATATCAAAAATTTGTTCTTCAGTAAAGCCAGCTTTTTTTTGGGCTTTCTTTAGTTCCTGCATAATACTAGGAGCTATAAAAGGATATTGGCAATTCATATCATAAAAAGGTATTTCAAGTAACATAGAAAAAGCCGTTTCAAACTTTTTTTCGTCTACCAAAAACTCATACATGGAATATCGTAAATCACGGCATTTTTTGGGAGACGAAATTGCTTCCATATATAGTTTATTGTATTTGCCCCATATTAAATCCCGATATGGGACGTCTCTTTGAGCGTTTACGGCGCGGCAAAACTCCGGCAAGGTAAAAGCCCAATGAGCATAAGATTTTCTGTGATAAAAATAAACGTATTCATTGTCATTTAGTTCTGCTTTTCCCTTTTCGGTCAATTTCCCGTTTTCGGCGAAACCCATTGTTTCCAGCTTTTTAATAATTAGCCAAACGTCATCAACGCCATAATCATAATGCCAGAACTTTGCAACAGGCTTTCCACTGGAATATTTCTCTAAATAAGAAAGCATTAAAATTTCTGTTGGCTTTAGGCCGTTTTTGTCTGTGAGATCATCAGCCGAAAGCGCCAGAAAATTATTGTTTGCACGCTCTTCCTGTTCTGCGTGCCGCTTTTCTGCTTGTGTTTTGCAGTAATTAGCATATTGCTTTGCAATTTTATCTTTAGTCGGCTCATGTGTAGTTATGGAAACATTTACTTTTGGTTTCGGCTTCAAAAAGTCAAAAAAGCCCATAGTATCACAACCTTATAATTAATGTATGGAGGTATTACAATGGAACTTACAGAAGAAGACAAAGCATTTTTACAGCTTGTGCGTACTAATCGAGAAGCTCTTTTGGAGCGTCTTGAGCAATTAGGATTGCTCGACGCTTTTCTTCAGGCAGAGAACAGAACCATTTAAGAATAGCCGCTTCCTTTTCGGTAAATTCGTTAAGCCCATCGCCTTGTGCGGTGGGCTTTTCTTGTTGCGCCGAATCATCGCCATATTCAAGATATGCGACACTTACATCTAAACATTTGGAAGCAGCGGCCAGCTTTTTCTGACTCGGATAATAAAGTCCACTTCTCCATTGGGACAAGGTTGCAGTAGATATTCCTGATTTATTGGAAAAATCCGCTTTTTTCAATCCTGCGCTCGCAATCAATCCATCAATGCGTAGCGCAATTTGCCGTGCATGTTCAGCCTGCTCTTTTGTTAAATACGTCATGGCAAAATACGTCCTTTTGTGCATAAATTGCCCTACATAGAAAGTATGCTAAGTTCAGCTTGACATTAAGCTGAACTTAGCATATAATAAATTCAGCAAAGCAAAGCTAAACCCGCATAAAGGATGTGGGCCAAAAAAATTATTGTTTGTCGCAATTCAATAATAGCTTTTCTTTGCTAAGTTGTCAAGCAAAACTTAGTATTTGGAGGTGACAATATGCAGAAATACACGCAGTACAAGAGACTGCGGGAACAGGCAGGGCTTTCCGTGAAGCAGGTGATGGATGCGCTTCATGTATCTGATGCAGCTGTGTATTTTTGGGAGACAGGCGCAAATGCACCGAGTATTAAAAAGCTGCCCGCTCTCGCAAAGCTCTACGGCTGCACCGTAGACGACCTATTAAGAAAGGAATAACCGATGCTTATCTACATTTTTCTTTACATGATTGGTCAACAGCTCAATATGGGTACTACCTACTGGGTTCTGTTCTGGGTCTGCCTGACCGCCCGCATTGTCATTACTTTTGCAAAGACCATTTATGCGGCTGTAAGTGAACTGAACGCATAAAGAAAGGAGTGAGCGAATGAAAGATATCCAGATTTTCAGGTACGAGGACAACGATGTACGCACTATGGAGATTAACGGTGAGCCCTGGTTTGTGCTGAAGGATGTGTGCAATGCGTTGGAAATTTCAAATGTAAGCAACGTTGCTATTCGCCTTGATGCTGATGAAAAGGGTATCCATCAGGTGGATACCCTTGGAGGTAAGCAAGAAGTCATCTGCATTAACGAATCCGGCCTGTACAACGTCATCCTGCGCAGCGACAAGCCAGAGGCAAAGCCTTTCCGCAAATGGGTCACCAGTGAAGTCTTGCCCAGTATCCGCAAAAATGGTGGTTACATTTCCGGGCAGGAACAGCTTACGCCATCTGAGCTTATGGCTAAAGCACTGCTTGTTGCCAACAAAACGCTTGCAGAACGGGATGCTCGTATTTCGGAACTGACAGTTCAGAATGCTATTATGCAGCCTAAAGCTGAATATTTTGACGAACTTGTAGACCGTAATTTGCTGACCAGCTTTCGTGAGACGGCAAAACAACTTGGAGTTGAAGAGAAAAAGTTTATTTCTTTCTTGATGGAAAAGAAATACATCTACAGAGATAAAAAAGCAAAGCTGATGCCATACGCCGATAAAAACAACGGATTGTTTGAGGTTAAAGAGTGCTTTAACGAGAAAACCAAGTGGAGCGGCACACAGACACTTATCACGCCTAAAGGCCGTGAGACGTTCCGACTGCTGTGCTTGAATGCTTTATAAAAAGGAGCAACCAAATGACTCCTAAACTGTTTGTCACAATTGCTATCAAGGGCGCCGTGCCGGGCGGTGCGATATGCAATTATTACCGATACAATGGCAATAGCGTTTGCACGCTTTGCACTGGCATCGGCATCCTTTGCATCCTGCTCAGCTTTTTGAGCACGGCGCTCCGCTAACTCTGCAAGGCGTTTGGCTTGTACGGCAGTTTCCGTTGATGCTTTTTCAATATTTTTCAGCGGAATGCTTTCAAAGTCAATGTCTTTTGTAAAATCTGTAATTTTTTAAATCCATACTATTTTCCCCATTTCGCACAGTATACAACTTCTTGATATGTGTTACAAGGAGATGATGAACATGACAAACCTTGCTTTTACGGCTCTTATCAAAAGCAAGGGCTGGAACCAGAAACGCCTTGCAGAAGCCGCCAGAATAAACCCTGGCGTGTTTTCGCACCGTGTAAACGGACGGCAGGATTGGCAATGGGCGGAAGTTCGCAGAGTGTGCGAAGTTCTTAATATCACACTTGAGGAATTTGCCGAGTATTACCCAGCTGGAACCCGAATCCGCGTAAAGCGGCCACCAACGAATGAGGAACGCATCGACAGCGTTCTTTCAGAGCTAAGAAGTATTTTAATTCAAAGGAGTGTTTGAAATGACAGCAAAAAAAGAAGCCGCCCCGGTACTGGCATACCGGAACGGCAAAGAAAAAATGAGCAAAGGTAAAAGCTCTAACTGTATTCTATCACTCCCCCGCGCCGCCGTCAAGCTGGCAATCACCGCAGATTTGGTGCTGCTGCTGGCCGCGCTTGGCTCTCTCAACATCCCCGGCACTCTCGCCACCCTGCTGGCGTTGAATCTGCTGTGCGGATTGTATTTCAAGGAGGTGCGGAAATGAACAGAAAAATCAAGGCTTCGGAATCTCAGTTCTCTTATAAATTCAGAAATCTGTTTAGCAAGTATCCGGAACTTACTCAAACATATCTTGCTGATTTGTGTGGCGTAACACGACAAACAGTAGGTTTCTGGTGCAACGGCAAATCAGTACCGGATGCAAATAGTTTAAAAATTATTTGCAAGACGCTCCAAATTTCTGCTGATTATCTTCTCGGAATAAACAACATGAATGGAAATACTTTTATAGATTCTGCCATCCGCTCTACAGGACTTTCAGAAGATGCAGCTTGGAGAATTGTATACAACGCAAAATTTGCCGAGTACATCAACATTTTAGCCGATTCTGATAAATTCATTGAACTTCTGAAATAGGAATGAGGGGCACAAAATGAGCTACTACACCAGAGATAACCCATTCCCGCCTGACGAACCCCGCCGCCCCCGCTGCCCGGTCTGCGGTGAAGAGTGCGAAACCATCTACTTTATCCCCGTGAAATTTGGTACGCAAATTATCGGCTGTGATATGTGTTACAACCCAGACGACTTCCCTAGCGAGGACGTCCAAGAGGACGACCCTTGGGAAGATTGCCGCTGTATGGAGGAATACTAAAATGACCATTGACGACATCAGCGCCCTGAAACAGGCTCACGCACTTTTGAAGGGCCGGCATATTGCCGAGTTCATCCCCACTAGAAAGGGCATCAGCGCTGGCTATTTCAACGCCGTTCAGGCTGCTCGCCGCATCTATTCCGAGAGCATCGGCGCATTTGTACCGCTTTTCGCAAAACATGAATACGGCCTGAACAGCACCTATTTTCTGGCAGACGGTATTCCGATTTACTTCTGTGACCTCAAAACCCGCAAGCCATGCACCACTCCGCCGCCAGCTGCCTGCTACCGCATCCACCTAACCACCCCAGACCCGGAAGGAGAAGCCATCTAATGAGCATCTATGAAACCCTGTCCAACATTCAAGTGGAACTCAAAGCCCCCAAGAACCTCTACAACTCGTTCGGTAAATATAAGTACCGCAACGCAGAAAGCATTCTCGAGGCCGCAAAGCCTCTTTGCGCCAAGCATGGCTGCACCCTGACCGTCTCGGATGAAGTCGTTCTCATCGGCAGCCGGTACTACATCAAGGCTACCGCCACCGTGCAGGATAAGGAAGGCAACGCCGCCAGCACAACCGCCCTTGCCCGCGAAGATGAAACTAAGAAAGGCATGGACGGCGCGCAGATCACCGGCACGGCATCCAGCTACGCCCGCAAATACGCCCTGAACGGCCTGTTCTGCATTGATGATACCAAAGACCCCGATAGCGACGAATACCACAACCAGACCGCCGCCGAGCCCCAGCGCGACACCAACGCAGCCGCCGCCCGCCTTGCCGCCCGCGCCGAATGCCAGCGTGCTGTCAAATCCTACTGCCAGAAGAACAACGCCGATGAAGCTGACGCGTGGAAGCTTATCGCAGAAACCATCGGCAAACCCTCTAAGGACTTCACCGTAGAGGATTGGAAGCAGGGCCAGCAGATTGCAGAGGCGTGGAAATGAAGCAACAAATCTCCATAAAAACTGCTGTTGTTATCGGCAACACAATTACCCTGGAATGTTCTCCCTCTGACTGCGATAAGGCCCGCGCCGTCATTGACGAGGGCAAGCCACTTGCCGCCGTTATTGGTACGGCCACGCAAAAGCGCAGCTTATCTGCCAACGCTTACGCCTGGGCACTCATGAACCAGCTTTCCGCTAAAATCAACCGCCCTGTGCTGGACATCTACCGCGATTTGATACGCGACATTGGCGGTAGTTCCGCCCTCGTCACCCTCCGCGCCGATGCTGCAAGGGCATTCAAAAACGGCTGGGAGAGCAAGGGAGAGGGCTGGCAGGTTCACAAGCTCGATGAAATGACCACCCCGCAAGGTGTTTTCTACAACCTGCAATGCTGGTACGGTTCTTCCCAGTTCGACCCATCACAGATGCACCGCCTCATCGAACTGATCGTTCAGGAGTGCCAGCAGCAGGACATTCCCACCATGACACCGGAGGAAATCTCCAAGTTGAAAGGACTGACAGACGATGCGCCGACCGACACGCAATGAATACGGCGTTCAGCTTGACCGAAACGGTTACGCGCCATCTATTATGCCAATAGATGGGTTTAAGTGTTACAAATGCCAGCAATGGAAACCGACCGAGCGCCATGAAATCTTTTTTGGCAGAGGAAGCAAATACAATGGAAACCGCGATAAAAGCAAGCAATACGGTCTTTGGGTTCCTCTGTGTGCAGATTGCCACAGAAACGCGCCTGATGCTGTACATAACTGTGCTGCTACGAGGCTGCGACTTGAACAAGATGGCCAACGCCATGCAATGGCCTACTACCACTGGACGGTGTCTGACTTCCGCCGCCGCTTTTACAAAAACTATCTCGATATTACGGAGGACTAACCTATGTTGAATGTTGTTGCTATTATTGGCCGCATGGTCAAAGACCCGGAACTCAAAACCACAAGCAGCGGAAAGTCCGTCTGTTCTTTCCGCATCGCCAACGATTCCGGTTATAAAGATACCAGCGGCCAGAGCCAGACAAACTGGCTTGACGTTACCGCATGGGGCAAAACCGCAGAGTTTGTCTGCAAATATTTCCCTAAAGGTGCGCTGATCGCCATTGATGGGCGATTGCAAACCCGCCAGTATCAGGACAAGAACGGCCAGAACCGCACAGCCGTCGAAATCGTGGCTCAGAACGTGAATTTCTGCGGCAGTAAGTAAAGTACTAGCCCCGCCCAGCAGAACGCCGCACAGCGCCCCGCAGCCCCATCACAGCGCACGCAGGGCGAACCGAATGCAGACTATGCCCTTATTGAGGACGAGGGCGATCTCCCTTTTAATTTTTGAGAGAAAGGCAGGTGATGTAAATGGGCTATGTATTTGGGACGCAGTGGACGGACGATATGGTACAAGCCAAAATACTTGATTGCGTTTCAGCTTTAGGCTTGAAGCGCATGCCGTCTCGAGCAGAATTTCATGATTTTTATGGAAGTGATGCACTTACAAACCGCATCCGCCGCAGTGGCGGTTATTACGGCTGGGCTGACCGTCTAGGCCTTCCAATGAAGGAAAGCGAAACGCAAACCGGAAAAGATGGTGAAGCCATCGCAAAAGAGCTTCTTGAACAGCACGGTTTCACCGTTAAGCGTATGAGTACAAGATACCCCTACGATTTATATGTTAATGGTTGCGTGAAAGTAGATGTGAAGACGGCGCATCAGACGAAAACAGCCAGCATTGCAAAATGTTATTCGTTTGGGCTTTCTAAAAGGTGTCCCACATGCGATGTGTATTTCCTTATTGCGCTTTCAGAAAGCGGGAACAAGGTGTACATCGTCCCATCTTCTATCAATCAAACCCAGATTTGCATGGGCGCAGTAAAAACAGCCTACGAAAAATATCGTGACCGCTACGATATTATCCGGCAGCTTTCAAATGCGCTCTCTTCATCAATGAATTTCTGAGGTGCTGCCATGAATGACGAGAAAGAAAAGAAAGAACGCATCCCATCCCAGATAGACCAGATTCTAGCCGTGCTGGAATCCGGCGGCACACTTACCGCCCTGGACGCTCTGGAAGATTTCGGATGCAGCCGCCTTGCCTCCCGCATCACGGATATAAAGCGCCGGGGCTACCCGGTAGCCTCCCGCATGGTACAGCGCCGCAACCGTTACGGCAGACTGTGCCGCGTCGCTGAATATTACATGGAGTGTTGAAAAATGGCAAACGAGGGTTACATAAAGCTGTACCGCCGCATGATGAAGTGGGGCTGGTATACCGATACCCCCACAAAATGCGTGTTTCTGCACTTGCTGTTTCTGGCTTGCTATGAACCTTGCTACTACAAAGGTGTCCAACTAGAACCCGGTCAGGCCGTTTCCTCTATCCGTCAAATTTCAACAGATACTGGCATAAGTGTTCAATCTGTCCGCACTGCCATAAACCATCTAAAATCAACACAAGAAATAACACAGTGCGAACATGGGAAATTTAGCGTATTTACGGTAAATAATTACAGTGACTACCAATGCGCTAACACAGAAGCTAACAAACAGGTAACACAGAACCAACACAGTGCTAACACAGACCCTAATATAAAGAAGAATAAAGAAGTTAAGAATACCCCCCATACCCCCCAAGGGGCCGACGCGGATTTCCCTGCTTTCACCAAGTTCTGGGCTGCCTACCCAAAGAAAGTTGGCAAGGCAGACGCCCGCAAAAAGTTTGCCGCCCTTGTCCAGGACGACGCCACACTGTCCGCTATCCTGTCCAGCCTTGCTTATCTGAAAACCACCCCGCAGTGGACGAAGGACGACGGCCAGTATATCCCCAACCCCGCAACGTGGCTCAACCAAAAGCGCTGGCAGGATGAAGCATCCAGGCCGCCAAAACCCGCAGCACCGGATAAACCCCGCCGCCCGATATTCGACCGGGAGTACACCCGGGAGGAACGTATCAACGGCGTTGTCCCTAAAATCATAGGTTGGGAGGATGTCGAATGAATACCGCCATTGCTGAAAAAGCCGTCATCGGCATCATGCTCATCCAGCCGGATTTGCAGGACGACGCGTTTGCATCCCTCACCTACAAGATGTTCGAACTGCAAGACCTGGGCAACATCTTCCTGCTCTGTAAAGACCTTGCCGAAAAAGGCCAGCGTGCCGACACCGTCTCGGTGATCGCCAAATGCGGCCCCGCCATGAAATCGCTTGCCGTGCAGTGCGTTGAGACTGTCCCCTCCGTAACCGGATTTCGCACCTACATCAACTGCGTGATGGATGGCTGGCGCAAGCGGGAACTCACCGCCGCACTGCAAAAGATTCTCGCGCAAGACCAGGACGCCGACGCGACCAGCGCCGAGCTGTTCCACATCGTGGAACGCCAACAGTACATCATGGCCCACCAGAAGGAACAAAGTGCCAAAGATTTTGCCGACGGCATCAACGACTTCCTCACCTGGCTGAAAAAGCCCAGCGACAGCATCCAGACCGGCTTTAGTAAGCTGGATGCACTCACCGGCGGGCTGGCCCGCAGCGGCGTTACGGTCATTTCGGCCCGCCCCGGCAAAGGCAAATCCACCCTGGCATTGCAAATTGCGTGCCAAATATCCCAAAACGCGCTCACGCTGTACCAGTCGTTGGAAATGTCCCGCGAACAGCTTTACACCGTCATATTCTCCCGGTGGGAGCAAATTGATTCCACCCGCATTGCCAACCACAAGCTCACGCCGGAAGAGACCGGGCACATTGCCGAAGATGCCGAACTTCTCAAAAAGCGATACAAGCTCATTCTGGATGATTCCAGCCTTGCAGGGCTGGCCGATGTAGAACAGACCATCAAAGACCGCAAGCCGGAAGTCGTTGTCATCGACCATTTGGGGCTTGTTGCGCCGCCAAACGCGAAAGAAAAGCGTAACGACGAGCTGGCAGCCCTCACACGCGGTTTAAAACAGCTTGCCATGAAATATCATATCTGCATCATCGAGCTCGTACAGGCCGCGAGAGCCGCCGATACAGGCATGATAAAAATGTCCGATATGTTCGGCTCTGCCACCATCGAACATGATGCCGATATGATTCTTGCCATTAACCCAGGTCGGTATACCAAAGAGCGCGAAAAACATGAAATTGATCCACCCAGCGAAAGCGACGTTGTCTTAGAGGTTGTAAAGAACCGGCACGGCGCTTGCGGTCAAATCGACTACGCATGGGCAAAACCATTCCATCTGTTTTGTGAGGTGACAAAAAATGTCTGACAAGGATTTTCTGCTCAATCTTGCGTCTGCCGAGCTTGCCTATGCAACCAGCCTCATGCGCAGCGACGCGAAAGTGAAACTTGAAAAGGCCGCAGAGATTATGGACAACGCGAAAAAGCACCTGCAAGAGGCTATGAACACCGATGAAATATGAAATCATCACCTATTCCCGCTCTACCGGCGACAAGTAAAGGAGATAGCACCGTGAGCAAATAAGATTGGGGCCTTGTGACCCTGCCGACAAGCGGCGACCCGTCTTGCTTCGACATCGACGCGGGCGGCGCTATTCGCGATGATGTAATGATTAAGATTCCCAGAAAGGGTGAAAACAATGGATAATTTGATTCTCGACACGAAGATTAGGTCGCTGCTGGCAGAAGCGTTCCCGAAATGCTTCATCAATATGCGGTTGGACCTGGTCGTCTATCCGCTTAGAAACACATGGGTTCCGCTGGATGGGGTGCAGACCATCGACGAGTTGCGGGCGCGGGTGATCGAATATCTCAGCCGTGAGGCGTTCAAGGGCGGTAGCAACCGCAGCCAGAATTACCACCTGCGCGGCATCAACAAGGTATGTGGCATGTCGTTCAGCCGGGAGTCGATGGAGTTTATCTACTGCGAGCTGGGCAACGCCGTGAACCCTAAGCTATGCCGCAGGTTTGTGAGTGAGATGGACTGCAACCTGAACAAGCTGCAACGCGCAGTGCTGGAAATGCGAGGCGTGAGAAATGGCCATTACTAAGTTTTGCCCGATCATGTCCAGACGCGGGCAAATGAGCGTGGAGGACTTTACATGATCCAAAAATACATTATCTCCCTTCCCCCTATTACCAAAAAGAACTCCCAGCAAATCCTTACCAACCACCGCACCGGCAAGCCGTTCATCGCCCCCAGCAGGCAGTATAAGAAGTACGAACAGGCAGCTATGTGGTATCTCACCCCAAAGCCGAAAGCCCCGCTGGCGGGCCGCTACCGCGTCGCCACGGTGTTCTATATGCCGACCCGCCGCAAAGTAGACCTCACAAACTTAATGGAGGCTGCCCATGACACCCTTGTCGCCGCCAAAATCCTTGCAGACGACAACAACGCCATCATCGCCAGCGTGGACGGCAGCCGCGTGATGTACGACAAAGAAAACCCCCGCACCGAAATTTTTATTGAAGAATTGGAAGTGTAACCAATGAAATGCTATGCCAAACGCCACGCGCTGGCCTCCGACGCTATGAACGCTGCACAGCTCGTCACAAAGCAGCTGCTCGAGGAACAGTCAGACCGCATCGCGGCACGCTGTTATAACGAGGTCTGGTGCGCCATGCTGCAAGTCAACCTGTCCCCTAGAACTATTGCCCACGTTCAGAAAGCCCTTGCAGAAGCCGTACTGCCTAAGCTCGATAGTATCTACACCCCGGAGAATAAAAAGCAGCTTGACAATGTGCAGAATGTCGCGGACGCTGATTTGTGGGTAAAAGCCTATTTGACCGACCATGGCGTGCAAGTCTGGGCGGCAAAGGAGAAAAGCAAATGATTTTTGTAACAAAGCCATGCCAGTGCTGCGGAAGCATTATGGTAAATGTAAATCGGCAGACGCAATTCTGCGAGGATTGCCGGAAAGCCAAGAGCAACGCCGCCGCCCGTGCCGCATATCATAAAAACCGCGAGAAAGTTTTAAAGCGGCGCAGGGAAAGGTGCATTGCTAAAAATGTCGAAAAGACGAAGAAAACCGTAGTGCCAAAAGAAATCAAGAGAATAAAACCGATTGAACAATGTACCCGCGAAGCCGACGCCCTGGGCCTGACCTATGGACAGTATGTAGCCCGCGGGCTGGATAAGGAGTGATTATATGCCGATTGGTACTTGGATAGCAATAATTATTTGAGGAGATTTCTTTATGCTCAACAAAGAATTTTGCATTCCTCTTGAAGAACTTATTGAGGAATTGACCCAGCCTATGAGCACTGCCGATATTGCAGAATTGACCATTCAGTTACAAATCGGAAAAGTCAGCAAAGATTGAATAAGGAGTGATTCGCAATGGGATTTGATATTACAGTCTGCCGCTGCCATGCGAAAAAATGCCCGCACTGCGGCAAGCCATTCGGAGAAACAATTATAGACCAGGTAGATTCTTGCGGCCGTTTTTGGGTAGAGTATCTCGAAGAAATCGGCTATTATGTGCCTTATGAAATACGAGAGAAAGAACCGGAACGCGATTTTTACGGAAAAGATATGACACTAACAACTGAACAGGCAAAACGGCTTGCTGCGTTTGCCAAAGTATACGATCTATACAACTGGGCAATCATTGCGGAGCTTGTCGATCGCGCGATAGAGAACGGAGATTTTGTAGTTATCAACGCAGATTGGTAAGGAGTGAGACTATGGACGTATTAGAGTACGAAAAGGAACGCATTCGGATGTGCCGCACGATGATTCTAAAAGAGGGCGGGTGCGAAGCCTGCCCGTTGTTCAATGGCTTAAAACGCAGATGCGGGTTTGCCGCATCTATTGCCGAAAATATGGATGAGAATGCAATCAGAAAGAATATTGACATCGTAATTAAGTGGGCAAAAGACCACCACGTCAAGACTAGACAGAGTGAGTTCTTGAAGATGTTCCCGAATGCCCAAATAGATACATATGGCGCTTTGACCATCCGTCCTTGTAGCATTGAAAAGGGTCTTTGCAGTAAATGCACAACACTGAGTGACTGTGTCGATTGCCGCCGCGAATACTGGCTTGCAGAGGTAACCGACAATGGTAACGATTGATATCAAACTAAAGCGTTGCCCGTTCTGTGGTTCTACAGCCGGGTTATATGAAAGCTATGACGGCATGTATGTAGTGCAGTGCAACTACTGCTGCATCGGGACTATCCACATGAAAAACAAGCAGAACGCGATTGAGTTATGGAATCGCAGAACGGAGGTAACCGACAATGACTAACATTACAACCTTGCAACCCGGCGAACACTTCATGTTCAAAAACTTTGAGTGGGTCTGCCTTGACCCGAACCACCCTGACGGCGGCGTGCTGGCTATTATGGCAAAGCCGTTGGCAAAAGATGTAAAGTTCTGCCCAGGTGTTAGCTTCGCCGATGAGAAAGGCAACTGGAATAACTACCGCACCAGTAATATACGTGGGGTTCTATCTGATATGGCGAATGCTGTTTTTGACGAAAAATGTCTACTGTCGCATACAGTTGACCTTGTTGCAGATAACGGCGACCGCGCCTATGGAACAGTACAGGACACCGTTTTTATTCTGACCTGTGACGAGTACCGAAAGTACTGTGACTACATCCCGCACTATGACAACTGGATTTGGACTGCCACTCCTTGGTATTGCGGTGACATAGATTCCGACGGTGACGCTGCATCCTACGTTCGCTGTGTGAATGCGGAAGGATATTTTTCCAGCAGTGGTGCGAGCTGGATAAATGCTATTGCACCGGCTTGTATTCTCAATCCCGCATCCCTCAATCTGCGCCAGAGCATGGCATATGTAGAGGAAAGAGAGGAAAAAGAAAATGCGACTGATTGATGCAAATGATGTAATACAGAATGTGCTGGATGAAATCAGGTACAAGGAAAGCTTGTACACATTAACTGTCCGGCGCATAGCCCAAAGAGCGATTGACGCAGCACCCACCATAGACCCGGAGTCCCTGCGACCTACGGCACATTGGATAAAACGAGGATATGTTTGCGGAGAAAACGAATACGAGTGTTCCGCTTGCCACCAAACAGAATGGAGAACAAGCGCAAGTCGTATGAAGTATTATATGTTCTGCGGTGCAAGGATGGTGAACACAGATGAGTGAATGGATAAGCGTTAAAGATAGACTGCCGGATTTCTATGAACATGAAAAAGTTCTTGTGCGTTTATACCACTGGTCTGGCGTAGACATTTATTTGGCATTTTATGACCCAGAACGCGGTTGGTGCGATTGCGGTGGTTATTTTGATGACAGGGAAGCGATTGCCTACGAAACCGTAGGAGTAAACGTCACCCACTGGATGCCGCTCCCCAAACCCCCGGAGGTGACCCATGACTGATTCGAATAACCAGCGCGGCATCAAACTGACACATTTTGACACATCTATTGACGAAAAACAATGGGCTATGATAAGAAAACTGCTCCGCGAAGCACAAGATGAAGAAGATTTGGAAACCCTTTTGCGGAACTTCCAGCGAAAGGATGGTGAACAGTGACACCATGACCATTATCCTTGTTATCGCCGCCGTCTGTGTTTACGACCTGTGCGGCCTGCTCGCCGTCCTGTACATCAACCACACAGACCGAATGGACACCGTAGACGGCGCAGACAACGTTATTGTCCTTATTTTCTGGCCGCTGCTGGTCGTAACCCGCATCGGCATTGCATGTTATAGAATCATAAGGAGGCTTCTAAAATGACTTCTAGCCCCGGAGGTGACCCCATGACAAAACAGCAACTAGTTGATGAATACGCCCGCAAACATCTCTGCGCGACGTGCGAGTGGAAGAATGACAATATTTGCACGCTGCCGCGCTGCATGAAAATGGAAGAAAGGAGCAAAAATGAGAGAAAGACCGCTCAACCTAGATGAATATGGAATTTCAAAAGAAAGATACCTTGAATTAAAGCACTTTTGCAAAAGATACGCTGAAATGCGGTTGGAAATTGTTAGTGCAAGAGGGCTTGATGCGGTTTCAAATGACGGTTTGCCGCACGGAAACGGAAAGCCAGACCCAACAGCTAGAAAGGCTGACAGAGCGCTAAAGTTAAGCACAGATGTCCGAATCATTGAGGACGCGGCAAGAGAAGCAGACCCCTTAAACTGGTGCGCTCTGTTGAAAAACGTAACAGAGGGAACGGCTTACGAATACCAGCCTGTGTATTGCGGCAGACGGCAGTTTTACGAAAGCAGAAGAAAATTTTTCTGGATTTTGGACAAGAAAAAAGGGTAACTGTGGGGACGTTGTCAAGTGGTATTATGAATATGCTGGAAACTGTAAAGATGGTACATTACAGTCCATAGCAAAACCTACTATTCTCGATACTGACAGCCGGGAAAGACCGGCATTTTATTTGCTGCATAGCCAGCCGCAAACTTGGCCCGACAAGTCAATACGGCAAGGGCGCTGCGTTCCGCAAGCTACGGCGCGGCAAAGGTGCAAGACCTATGTGCAGTACCAACAGATCGCGACAAGCCTATGGTGCACGCAACTTGCACATCGTGCAACACGCGCAACTGCCGCGCCTTTATGCGGGTGTAGTTTAATGCAGAACAGCGGACTTCCAATCCGCAATATGAGGGGTCAAGACCTTCCACCCGTTCCAAATGGCTGATAGCTAACTGCCTGCTTGCAGGGAGTGATGTTATAGGTCATTATAATGCTGGGTCGCTCCCACCGGTGAAAGCCCGGCGCAGGCAAAACGCGATAGATAACCTGAACGCTGTAAGCAAAGCGGCAAGCCGATCAGGAGCGCGGCGCGATGGCAGGTCGCAACGGGACTTCGAGAGCCTGAAAAAATCTGCCCGGCATCTGCTTGTGTGGACTCCGTTACTGACGCAGTTTCGCATCGCCGAACCCCATAACATCAAAGCAGACGTGCGTACAGCAGGCACGTTAAACACTGACTGTATGCAGGCGTACCATCACGCGCGGAGCACTGGATGCCGCCTGTAGCGTTGCGGATTCGCTCCCCGCAACGGGTGAGACCGGCATAGCGAAGACCGGTAGGGCGGGAACGCGCTTTTCCTCCGGCGCAGAGGGGTTTTGGGGGATATAAGCCTACACAAATTGTGTGGGCTTTTTGTGTTGTAAAGCGAGGTGATAAAGTGGCATCAAGAAAAAATCCGGTGGGCGCACCACCTAAATACAGAAGCGTAAAGGCAATGCAAGAAAAGATTGATGCCTACTTTGAAGCCTGCAAAGGACAACCGTTCTTAGACGATAACGGCGAACCGATGCGAAATAAAAACGGCTATATCATCTATGACGATAAAAAGCCACCTACTGTGACAGGATTGGCGCTTGCGCTTGGGTTCACATCAAGGCAGGCGCTTTTGAACTACCAAAACAAACCAGAGTTCGTTGACACGATTACGCGCGCAAAGGCTAAATGTGAACAGTACGCCGAAGAAAGACTGTACGACAAAGACGGCTCCGGCGGCGCACAGTTCAGTTTGCGGGCAAATTTTGGATGGGATGACAAACCGAAGCAAGAGAGCGCGGGAACGGTGAATATTATTTATGATGTGCCAAGAGAATAAACATATCAAGGATATTATTTCGCCAGCATTTTATAAGCCATTCTGGGACATTGAAGATGGTAAAGTTCAAGAGTTTGTGGCAAAAGGCGGACGTGGCAGCACAAAGTCAAGCTTCATTGGCGTTGAAGTCATTTTGCAGCTGAGGGCACACCCGCAATGCCACGCGGCAGTGTTCCGCAAGGTCGGAAACACACTGCGCACAAGCGTGTATGCGCAAATTGTATGGGCTATCAATGAGCTTGGTCTGCACGACCGTTTTCGTTGCACTGTCTCTCCTATGGAATGCACCTATTTGCCAACTGGGCAAAAGGTGCTTTTTTTCGGCGTTGATGACCCAGGAAAGGTAAAGTCAATCAAAGTGCCGTTTGGTTATATCGGCATCTGCTGGTTTGAAGAACTTGACCAGTTTGACGGGGAAGAGCAAATCCGAAACGTGGAGCAGTCCTGCTTGCGCGGCGGTGACTGGTTCATCACGTTCAAGAGCTTCAACCCGCCAGCAATGGCACGGAACTGGGCAAACGGCTACGCACTGAAAGCCCGCGATGGAAAGCTAATACATCATAGCACCTACAAGACAACGCCAGCAGAATGGCTCGGGGAGCGGTTCCTGGCCGATGCTGAATATTTGCAGCGCACAAACGAAACAGCATACCGGCATGAGTATTTAGGCGAGGTTGTCGGCAGCGGCACGGCAGTGTTTGAAAATCTAAAGATTGAGAAAATCACCGATGAACAGATTGCCAGCTTTGACCGTATCAAACGCGGCGTAGACTGGGGCTGGTATCCCGACCCGTGGGCATACAATGCGGTGCACTATGATGCAGCGAGGCGCACGCTGTACATCTTCGATGAGCTGACACGGCGTAGAACCAGCAACAGAGACACGGCGCAGCTGCTTTTGGATAGAGGGCTGACGCGTGATGACAAAGTATGCGCAGATAGCGCCGAGCCAAAATCCATCGCCGACTATAACAAGTACGGCGTGAAAACATTCCCTGCACGCAAAGGACCGAAATCGGTTCGATACGGCACAAAGTGGCTGCAAATGCTGGAAGCTATTGTCATTGACCCGGAACGATGCCAGGATACTGCAAAAGAGTTCAGCGAGTATGAATACGAGCGGGACGGCAAGACGGGTGAAGTGCTGGAAGGCTACCCAGATTTAAATAACCATCATATTGATGCCGTTCGTTATGCAATGGAGAGCACAGCGAACAAAGCCGGAGACACTACGGCAATGAAGTATCAAAGCATTTACAGATAGGCGGTGAGGAAAAATCAGAACATATCAAGACTTTGTGGCGGTCGGTGAAGATGAAAAATCCCGCATAGGATTTGTGTTCGACACAATCAACGATTTTAAAGGCCAGAAAAAGACGCGGGACATGCTGGACGCAAAGCTGTACTATTGGGGCGAAAATCCAACAATCAACCGCTATGAAAAAATGGTGTACGACCTGGAGGGAAAAGCGCATCCAGATATGTACACAGCAAACCACAAGATTGCCAGCAAGTTTTTTGGTTTTGCTGTAGATCAGGAAGTTTCTTACCTGCTGGGCAACGGCGTTGCGTTTAACAAGGACGCCACAAAAAAGGCGCTTGGCGCCACGTTTGATGAAGATATTATGGATGCTGCCCGCCATGCGTTGATTGGTGGGCAGGCTTTCGTGTTCTGGAATCTTGACCATATCCAGGTGTTTGCGCCGGAACAGTTTGTGCCGCTATACGATGAAGAGGACGGTGCACTGAAAGCCGGGATTCGGTTCTGGCAGATTGACCCGGACAAACCGCTGCGGGCAACGCTGTACGAGATGGACGGCTACACTGACTACATCAAGCCGCGCAACGGTGAAGTGCGCAGTTTGAACGGGAAACTGCCGTACAAGCTCAAAGTGCGGTACTCGGAGATTGACGGCACAGAAATCTATGACGGCGAGAATTATCCCGGATTTCCCATTATCCCGCTGAAAAACGGCGAGCTGGCCTACAGCGAGCTACAGGGGCGACAGAATACCATTGACGCGCTCGACCTTGCAAGCTCCAACATGGTAAACAACGTTGACGAAGGAAACCTGATTTTTTGGGTTCTGACCAACTGCGGAGGCATGGACGAGCAGGACGACACAAAGTTCATTGAGCGTCTTAAGACGACCCATGTCGCCCATGCTGACGGTGACGAGGGCGCGAAGGCCACGCCACAGAGCATCGAAGCGCCGTTCCAAGGCACGCAGGCGACTATTGATATGCTCACAAAAAAGTTATACGAGGACTTTCAGGCCTTTGATTCTGCCGCTGTCAGCGCTGGCAACCAAACTGCAACGGCCATCAAGGCCAGTTATGTGCCACTTGACCTGAAAACGGACAAGTTTGAAAGCTGCGTGACGCGCTGCATCAAGGGCATTTTGGCGGTTGCCGGGCTTGATGACGATCCGACATACACGCGCAACCAGATTATCAACAAGCAGGAAGAGGCGCAGACGGTCTTGCTCGGAGCGGAATATTACGACGACGAGTACATCACGCGCAAGCTATTGACCATTCTCGGAGACGCAGACCAGTACGAGGAGCTGATGCGCCGCAAGGCTACCGAGGAGCTAGACCGCACAATTACCAACCAGCCGCCTAACGAACCACAGAACCAGCCGGGAGAAGGAATGAACGGCAATGGCGAAACCTGATTACGCCCACAAAATGACAGATGCCGAGCTTGCCAAGCTGGAACAGCGCATCGCAAAGCTGTACAAAGAAGCTGCTGACGAACTGACCGACACGGTGAAAGCCTATTTTGAGCAGTTCGAGAAGCGTGATGCCGCTATGAAAGAAAAGCTCGATGCAGGCGAAATCACCGAGCAGCAATACAAGCAGTGGCGGCTTGCGCAGATAGGCCGAGGCAAGCGTTTTACGGCGCTGCGGGACAAGGTGGCAGAAAGATACACTGATGCCAACGAAACGGCTGTGGCCTATGTCAATGACGTCACGCCGGGCATCTACACGCTGAACCGCAATTATGCAGCTTACAAAATCGAGCAGGTTTCCGACAAAGCAGATTTTACGCTGTGGGACGAGCAGACAGTTAAACGTCTGATTGTGGAACAGCCTGACTTGATGCCGTACTACCCGCCAAAGCGTGCATTGCAGCGCGGCATTGATTTGAAGTACGGAAAGCAACAGATTACAGGCAGCGTGACAAGCTCCATCCTGCAAGGCAAAAGCATACCGAAAATTGCAAACGACCTGCAACAGCGTATGCAGGATATGAGCCGTGCAAGCGCTATCAGAACGGCCAGAACGGCGGTCACGGCAGCGCAAAACGCGGGACGGCTAGATACTTACCGCGCAGCGCAGGACATGGGAATCAAGCTGAAAAAGCAATGGCTGGCAACACTGGACAACCGCACACGCCACGCACACGCAATGCTTGATGGTCAGACGGTCGATGTAGACAAGCCGTTTAAGGTTGACGGTTACGAGCTTATGTATCCGGGAGACAGTTCCGCACCGGGCTATCTTGTGTATAACTGCCGATGCACCCAGATTGCGGAGGTTGATGGCGAGGATACAAGCAGCGGCGGAAGACGCGCTATTGACCCGGAAACAGGGGAATCTGTGCTTGTGGAAGATATGACCTATGCGGAATGGGCAGGGTGGAAGAAAGCCAAACCGCCTGACGTGCTGGATATTTCCACGATGGCAGAAGCAAAAGATGCGTTGCTGAACAAAATCGGATTTAACATGGTTGAAGATTCGTTTATCAGAAACGTTGATGAACGACTTGCGGTAGAAAATACAAAACAGCTTTATGCGCTTGAACAGAAATTCGGAGCGGTAGGCCAGTCTACAGGTTCCATTTGTTCTGTGTCAAGCGGCAAAGACACGGTTGCTTATGTAAGAGGTACACTGAAAGACCCTACAAATCAAAACTTGTCTTTGTGCCCTGGTGCTTACCATAGTTACAAAGATATGGTATCCACAACATTAGGTGAAATTGAAAGAAACTGGGCAATGCCAGCACAAAAAGAAAATGCCGCAATTTATAGCGTTACCCATGAGTATGGGCATATGCTTGAGAACACTATCATTAAAAAGGCAATGGAAGAATACGGTTTAGATAAACTGGAAAAATCCATTGATTACACAAAAAAGACTCCAAAGGCAGTATTTAAGCAGTATTATAAGATACAAAGCGAAACTGAGAAAAAATGTTGTGCAGAAATACTTGACATTGCCAAAGAAACGAATGTAAACTTTAAGATAAGCGATAACTTGTCACGCTATGGCAAAACAAATTATGCAGAGTTTTTTGCAGAGGTTTTCGCAAATAGCCAACTTGGCGCACCAAATGAGCTTGGCAAGGCCATGTTGGTTTGGCTTGAAAGGAAGGGGCTTGTAAAATGAAAACAGAACCATATTTTATGAGAAATAAGGATTGGTACTATTTCGATGAAGCGGAATTTTGTTACAAGCTGACAAAAAAAGCACCTACTAAAGCCGTACAGTCTTACGATGAATTTTACAAAGATGAAATCGTTAAGGACAAGAACGGTGAAGCGAGAATTGAACGATGAGAATCCCACTTAAAAAGTAGGAGGTAAGAGTCATGAATCCAATAAAAAGATTTTTAGGGGATACATCAAGTGAAAAGTTTACAGCTTACGACACAGACGATGAAGCAAAAAAGCACATATCTATGTTTGGATATGATGATGTAATTATTACAGAAGATGACATCGAAAATCTTCGAACTGGGAAAACGCTGGTATGCAATATTATGGATGAATATAGCGTTGTTATGCGCTTAGAAAACGATGAAAATCACACTTGAAGACCACAGCGATGAAGTATTAGAAGCGCTGGAATCCGCTTGCCAGCGGGCTTTGGAAAAGTGCGGGCTTGTCGGTGAGGGGTACGCTAAAAAGCTATGCCCTGTTGACACAGGCAACTTGCGCAACAGCATTACACATACTGTCAGCGACGGCGAAAAAGCCGCATATGTCGGCACAAATAGCGAGTATGCGGTTTATGTGGAGTGCGGCACGGGCGTTTACTATCCGGGCGGCAGACAAACGCCGTGGGTGTACCAAGATGCAAAAGGCGATTGGCATTTAACGCACGGCCAACGTGCAAAGCCTTTTATCAAGCCTGCCGTTGCCGAGCACGGCGAACAGTACAAAAGAATCATCGAAGCAGAGCTGAAAGGCAAATAAGCCTCTCGGCTCTTTTTATTGGGAGGAAATCACATGAAAAAGATTCTTTATATCGCAATCGCAGTTATGGCCTCAGTTTTGCTTTTGTGTGGCTGCTCCGAAGCCGATAGAGCAAACTCCAATATTTCTAAACAGGCTGATTACTTTGAGAGTGAACGAAAAATCACCGTATACAACGCCAGAACAGACAAGGTCATTATGGAAGCCGAGGGGTATATGTCTATCTCCAACAATTCCAGCAACGAGCTTGTCTGCACTGTAAAGGTTGGCCCTGATACTTACAGGAAAAATTACATCTACCTAAACAGCTACACGATGTATGTTGTCGAGGACATTACGGGAACACACACAGACCCGTACCATTACAAGCTGTATTTCCACACAAATGTTCTGCCCAGCGTTGAAGTGAAACCGTAAGAGGCAAGTTTACCTAGCAACTACCGAAACTTTCTCGGCGGTTGCTATTTTTATACGCAAAAACGGCGAAGCACTGCCGTTTTGAATAAAACGCAAATGTCGAAGAACTGACACCGAAGAAAAGGAGCGAAAACATGGCTATTACTCGCAAGTTGCTGAAAGGTATGGGGCTGACCGAAGAGCAGCAGGACACCATTATTGAAGCCCACACTGACACCGTAAACGGTTTGAAAGCGGACGTTGACCGCTATAAAGCCGATGCGGAAAAACTTCCCGGCGTTCAAAAGGAGCTGGACGACCTGAAAGGAAAGGGCGATGACGGTTACAAAGAAAAGTATGAATCCGAGCGCAAGGCCTTCGAGGATTACAAAACCAGCGTGGCCGCTGAAAAGACTACCGCTGCCAAAGAAAAGGCATTGGAGACCGCCCTGAAAAAAGTCGGCATTGCCGACAAACGCTTGCAGTCTGTTGCCCGACTTTGCAAAGGCGATGGCCTGCTGGACAAGCTGGAACTGGACGAAAAAGGCGCTATCAAAGATTCTGACAAGCTGGAAACCAGCCTGAAAGAATCCTACAGCGACTACATCGTTACTACCAGCACGCATGGCGCAAACACACCGAACCCGCCTGCCGGAAACGGCGGCAGTGGTTGCATCACGGCAGAAGCCTTTAAAAAGATGGGCTATGCAGACCGACTGAAACTCAAGAAAGAAAGCCCGGAACAGTATGCCGAGCTTGCAAACAACAAAGGAGACTAACACATGGCAGATACTATTTTGACAAAACTCGCAGACCTGATTGACCCGGAAGTCATGGCCGATATGATTTCGGCAAAGATTCCTGACAAAATCCGCGTGGCACCTTTTGCAAAGGTGGATGACACCCTTGCTGGCGTGCCCGGCGATACCATTACTGTGCCGTCTTACGGTTACATCGGCGATGCAGAGGACGTTGCAGAAGGCGTTGACGTTGACATCAACAAGATGAGCACCAAGGACAAGAAGTACAAGATCAAGAAGGCCATGAAGGGCGTCGGCCTGACCGATGAAGCTGTGCTGTCCGGCTACGGCAACCCTGTTGGCGAAGCCAATGCGCAGCTGTCGCTCTCTATCGCTGCCAAAATCGACAATGACTGCATGGAAGCCTTGCAGGGCGCTACGCTGGTGTATGACGGCACTGCTGCTGCTATCAAGTACAGCGGCGTTGTGGACGCTATTGACGTGTTCAACGAGGAGATCAACAGCGACAAGGTGATGTTCATCAACCCCAAGCAGATGGCGACCCTGCGCAAGGATGCTGATTTTATCAGCGCTGACAAGTATCAGGCTGGCGTTGCTGTCACCGGTGAAATCGGCAAGATTGCCAACACCCGCGTAGTGGCATCCCGCAAGGTTCCTTCCATCGAGTACGAGAAGGACAACAGCACCGGCACCATTGAGATTGTCGATGATGCTACCTCCGAGACTGCCACCAAAAAGCATCTGGCGACAATCCAGCCCCATTGCGCTGCTGCACTGGCTGTCGGTGATAAGGTCAAGGCTGCTGCTACCGCCTACTACGCTTGCCCAATCGTCAAGTTGAACGAGGACAGCGAGACCGAGGACGATGTGCCCGCTCTGACCATCTACCGCAAGCGCAATATAAACGTGGAGACCGAGCGCAAGCCGCGTAACCGTTCCACCGAGATCACCGCTGACGAATTTTACGTTGCGGCTCTGACCAACGAAGCCAAAGTTGTGCTGGCAAAGTTCAAAAAGTAATAAGGGGGCAGCGTAATGCTTGAAGAATTGATGCGAGAGTGCCGGAACTGGTTTAAGGTCCCGGATGGCGCGTACAGCGGCACATTTACCATCAAGGACGGCAGCATTACGCTGCCTTTTTTAGTTGAGGGGCAATATTTCCGCATTATCGGGAGCAAGTTCAACGATGGCGTGTACCAGTACGGTGCTGGCGGCTTGTCCGATGAAACGTTTGACGGTGCTGTGTGGGCGCTTGCTGTGCCCGCTGCCTTTATTTCTCTGGTTGAGGATGTGGAAGCATGGCGCAACAAGTATGAGAGTGCCGTAAACAGCCCGTTTCAAAGCGAGAGTTTTGCAGGGTATAGTTACACCAAATCGAGCGCAAGCGGCAATTCTGGCGGCTCTGTGACGGGCTGGCAGGGTGTGTTTGCGCCCCGGCTGAACAAATGGAGAAAGCTATGAGCCTTTTAGATGATTTTTCGCACAGCTGCATCATTATGGACAAGCTGACAAAGCCTGACGGTGAGGGCGGCTATGCTACCGAGTGGAACGAGGGCGCAGAATTTGCGAATTACGTTGCATTGGACAGCAGCCTTGAAGCACGGCAGGCCGAAGCGCAGGGCGTAACCAGCGTATATACCGGAATTGTTCGGAAAGATGTGCCTATTGAGTACGGCAGCGTTTACAAGGACATGACGACCGGGGCATACTTCCGGGTCACGAGCCGACCAGAAGAAAAGCAAGCCCCGGCAAGCGCTTCCCCGATGCTGAACGGCCTAAAAAGTTTTACGGCTGAACGATTGCGGGAGGGATTGCCTACATGACAAAGGGCGCTGCATTACAGCAGTTTTTCGGGCAATTTATGACCGCATACGCCAGCAATGCTGTGCCGGATGACGCTGTACTCCCATACCTGACATATGATGCTGTGTTTGACGCATGGGGCGGCGGGGCGGTATCGCTGACGGTCAACATGTGGTTCCATACCACGAGCGAAGCGGTGCCCAATGCAAAGGCGCTTGAGCTTTCGGACGCGCTGGGCATTGGCGGCGTGACGCTGCCGGTAGATGGAGGCTTGATTTGGTTAAAACGCGGCTCCCCGTTCTGCCAATCGCTAGCAGATGACACAGACAAAAACCTAAAACGGCGGTACATCAACGTGACCGCCGAATTTTTATGCCTAAATTGAGGTGAAAGCATGAAATTTACTCGTATTCCTGAATCTGCGTTTAAGGAACTGGTCTTGAACGCAGGCTATCTTGCAACTACGTTTGACCCGACTGCCGGTACTGCGCCGGAAGAAAGTGCGCTGCTGGGCGCCACGACCGGCGGCATCAACTTTACGGCTGTGCCGAGCTTTACCGACTTCGGCGAGGATATCGACAACTGCCCCAAGAACATGAAAGAGCTGAAGCAGATTGAATCTTGGGATGTCAAGTGCAGTGGAACTTATGTTTCGGCATCCCCTGCCAATGTAAAAAGTATGCTTGGCGCAGCAGATGAAACAACCACTTCCAAAGTTTCCAAAATCACGCCGCGCAACGACCTGAAGGACAGCGACTTTACCGATTTGTGGCTGCTGTGCGACTATTCAGACAAGCACGGCACTACGAATGGCGGTTTTTGCGCCATTCACATGCTGAATACGCTGTCTACCGGCGGTTTCAGCTTGCAGACCGGCGACAAGGAAAAAGGCCAGATGAGCTTTGAATACACAGCACACTACTCCATTACTGCGCAGGACACTGTGCCGTGCGAGGTGTATATCAAGGCCGGAGAGGATGAGGCATAATGCGGATTTTTTCTGAACTTGGCACTGATGAGGCACTGGAAGTCGTTTTGCAGATTGCGCAGCCCATCACAAACCTGATTGACGATGAAGCGCTTGTGAAAGAGATGCAGAAAACGATGCCGAAAGGAGAAACTACACAGATTTCAATGCAGCGCTTCGGCCTTGCGAAAATCGTTAAGCTGCTGAACATCGCGTTGAAGCAGCATCGCGAAGATGTATACGCAATCCTTGCACCGTTTAACGGCCTGACGGTGGAAGAAATCGGCAAACAGAATTTCCTTATAACCTGCAAGCAAGTTGCCGACCTGCTGAACGATAAGGGTTTTGTTGATTTTTTCAAATCGTATCTCGGTGGCGGGCAGAACAAGTAATCCCTGT